TCAAGGTGCTACAGGTGCAACCGGTCCTCAAGGCCTACAAGGTACTCAAGGTGCTACAGGTGCTACAGGTGCTACAGGTGCTACAGGTATCCAAGGTACCCAAGGTGCTACAGGTATCCAAGGTACCCAAGGTGCTACAGGTACTCAAGGTGCCCAAGGTGCTACAGGTATCCAAGGTACCCAAGGTACCCAAGGTGCTACAGGTGCTACAGGTATTCAAGGTGCTACAGGTGCAACCGGTCCTCAAGGCCTACAAGGTACTCAAGGTGCTACAGGTATCCAAGGTGCTACAGGTACCCAGGGAGACACAGGTGCAACAGGTGCTACAGGTACCCAGGGAGACACAGGTGCAACAGGTATTCAAGGTGCTACAGGTGCAACAGGTGCTACAGGCATTCCTGGTAGTGCTGTAGAACTTTTTACTAAATCTACACAAATAACTACTGGCAATTATAATACATCTAATGACTTTAATAAATTTAATTTCTTAGACAGTAGCGGAAATGCTATTTCATTAAATAATACTACTATAAGTAATTTAGTAACCGCATTCTCAAAAGTTAGAGTAGGATCATTAGGCCAAAGTCTCCTTTCAGCTGAATGGAATGGAAGTAAAAAAGTTTATCTTAAAGATAAATTTAATGCGTTATATGTATTCGATATCTTATCTGAAACCTTTATATCAAATACACCAGGCCCTATATATGATTATGAATTAAGTCTTAATAATAGTTATTCTTATTATATTTATCCTAGTGTTAATAATGGGGATGCCTTTATTTTTGGAGGATATGGTTCCCCCGGAGCAACCGGCCCTACAGGTACTCAAGGTGCTACAGGTATTCAAGGTGCAACAGGTACCCAAGGTGCTACCGGAATAGCAAATACAGATAATTTTATAGAAACGGCATCTGTAAACCTAAATACTCTTACTTTTACTAAAGGGGATACGAGCACTTTTAACCTTACTATAGATACTGGGAGTGGTGGAGGAGGAATTACATCGAATTCTCCCATTTTATTATCCCACGGCGTAAAAAATTACAATTTTGCGGGGATCCAAGCACTTGATAACACTTATGCAAGCGCCCTATTTGAAGGATTTTATGCTGAAAGTGTAACTATTAATGATGCCCTTGTTAATTTCCCTACAAACCCTAGTCTTAATAGTAGCATAACATTCTTCCGCAGGAATAGTAGTAATGCATCCTATTTTCAAACCCAATCCCAATTTTATACAAGCTTACCTACACCCTCAGATATGTCTGAAGTAACTTTAATTGCCCAAGTCTATAACAGAGATGAGGATATTGGAGATGATGTAGACATAGATTTTTACATCTACTCAGGGAGTAATACTTCTTTATCCCCTACATTCACAGGAATATCAGGTAGTGTTTTTGTTCCTATTTCTTCTGTAAGTTCTGAATTAAGGATAAGTGGATCTATAAATCTTTCTAGTGGTGATAATTTATATGTTTTTATTAGAGAAAATGGTAACCCTCCAAATGCCAATGTTTCTATTAAATATAGAATAACATATCTTTAAAACCTTTTAATATTTATAAACAAACAACATGCCTAACACACCTATCTGGCCCGGATCTAGTTCATTTTTTCCAGGAGAGACTCCTTTTGGATTTTATGATAATGATTATGAATTTCAACAAGATGCTGATAAAGTATCAGTCTTTTGCGCTCGCCGTTTAGGATACCCCTTAACTGATATTGAATTACAAGATATTAATTTTTATGCTGCTTTTGAAGAAGCCATAACTACATATGGAAATGAAGTATTTGCTTATAAAGCTAGTGAAAATTACTTATCCCTAGAGGGATCAACAACAGGATCTGCTTTAAACTATAAATTACAGAAACCCAATTTAGGAACACAAATTAGAATTGCTGAAGCTTATGGAAGTGAAGCAGGGGTTGGGGGATCTATAGAATACCGAACAGGAAGTATTGAAATGAAAGCAGGGGTTCAAGTATATGATTTACAAAAATTTGCTAATTCTATAAGCGAAAGTAAAAATAATATAGAAATTAAAAAAATATTATATGAACCCTACCCTGCAATTGTAAGATATTTTGATCCTTACGCTGGAACTGGCACTGATATTCAAGGATTAATGGATGCTTTTGGATTTGGAAGTTATACCCCAGGTATTAATTTCTTATTAATGCCCATTAATTTTGATTTATCTAAAATCCAAGCTATCAATTTTAATGATACTATTAGAAAATCTAACTATAGTTTTGAACTTGTAAATAATAAAATTAGAATATTCCCTATTCCTAATAAATCTGGGGAAAAATTATACTTTCACTATATACTCAAATCAGATAGAAGTAATCCTATAGTGTCTGGGAGTTTAGGTCAAGGAGTAGTAACAGATATATCTACGGTACCTTATCAAAACCCAACTTATGCTTATATTAATTCAATAGGCAGACAATGGATCTTTGAATATACTTTAGCAATTTGTAAAGAAATGCTTGGATATATTAGAGGTAAGTATGGAACCGTCCCCATTCCTGGAGCAGAGGTTACATTAAACCAATCAGACCTTATAACAGCCGCAACTGCTGAAAAAACTGCTTTAATAGAAAGATTAAGGGCATATTTGGATGAAACTTCTAGAGCAAAGTTATTAGAAAAAAAAGCAAATGAAGCTGAATTTTTACAAAAAGATTTAAATAATGTTCCACGTGTAATTTATATTGGCTGATGGCATTATTTGGAAGGACCCGTGATATAAATTTATTTACTACCATTAATCGTGAATTGATGGGTGATATTATTACTCAACAATGTGCCTTTTATAAATATAAATTAGAACACACCACTATTAACATATACGGGGAAGCAAGTGAAGGTAGACATTTTGAGGGTCCGGTATTATTTAATGCTTTAATTGCAAGACAAGACCAAGAGTATACAGAAAGTGATTTAGGTGTAGATTTTAAGTGGGGAATTGAATTTAGATTTTTAAGAGAAGATTTAGTTGATGCTAATGTAGTACCTGAAGTAGGTGATGTTATCATGTATAATAATGGATATTACGAAGTAACCACAACTAACTCAAACCAGTATCTTTTAGGTAAAAATCCTGATTATCCCAATAATGAAAACCCATTAAACCCTGGATTAGAAAACTTTGGTGCTAATTTTTCAATCATATGTAATACAATTTACGCACCTGCAGATAAATTTGAAATTACTAAAGAAAGAATATAATGGCTAAACAAGGAAGAATACCCGTACCAAAGTCTCAAGAAGAAATTAGTAATAGTTTAATAACTCCTTATGATAAACTAAATAGAGGAAATCCTAATACTAATACCAAATTAAATAGAGGGGAACAAATTTCATTTAAAAATGATACCACTAAACCTTTTAGCCTAGGTATTAAAGATATAGATGAGGCTATAATTTATTATTTTGAAAATGTTATTCGTCCTAGTGTAACCCAAAATGGGCAACGTATTGCTGTTCCTGTTAAATATGGTAGTCCCGAAAGATGGAAGGATGTACAACGTGATGGATATTATAGAGATGCTAAGGGTAAAATTATGGCTCCTCTTATTCTATTTAAAAGAAATACACTAAAAAGTGAAACCATTACTAATAAATTAGATGGTAATAGATTACACCACTTTGAATATTTTCAAAAACCTTATACTAAGAAAAATGTATATAGTAAATTTAATGTTCAAAATAACACTACACCCTTAAAAGAATCATACGCTATTGTAGTACCTGATTTTGTTACTTTAACCTATAGTTGTATTGCTTATACTTACTATGTAGAACAACTAAATAATATTATTGAAGCTGTCAATTTTGCTGCTAATAGCTATTGGGGTGACCCCGAAAGGTTTAAATTTAAAACCTTAATTGACTCATTTACATCAATCACAGAAGTAAATGCTGGAGAAAATAGAACAGTAAGGGCTAATTTTGATTTAAAATTAAAAGGGTATTTAATACCAAATGTTATACAAAAAGATTTAATAGCCCCTAAAAAAGCCTTTAACTACTCTACAGTTAATTTTACAACAGAAATTGTAACAGGGAAATTTCCTACTTTTTAATTTTCAAAAAAACCCCTAATATGTATGGGTGTAAAAACCAAAAATAAAGATTATGGAACAAATTAAGTTATCACAAGAAGAATTAGAAACTATACAACAGCTTCAAACTACTCAAAGTGAAATTATAGGAAACTTAGGCCAGTTAGAATATAGTATTCAATTGTTAGAGTTACAAAAAGAGGAATTAACAGAACAAATTGAAAAATTGAAAGAATCTGAAATAAAAATAGGTAAAGACCTAACAGAAAAATATGGAAATGGTTCTATTGATTTAAGTTCTGGTCTTTTCACTAAAACTGAATAACTTTTAAAAAAATTTACAATATTTATTATTAAAATATTACAAACAACATGTCAACTAGCAACATTTCATCCCCTGGTATTTATATAAACGAAATAGACCAGTCATTCTTAGCAGAAAGCATCATCCAAGTTGGTGCTGCTCTTGTAGGCGCAACAGCTCGAGGTCCTGTTGAAGTCCCTACCGTAGTAACCTCATACTCCGAGTACACAGCTCGATTTGGTGAATTATACGACACAGGAAGTGATTCCTATAGTTTCTTTAATAATTCCGCAGCTTATAGTTATTTTACTAATGGAGGAGATGCTCTATTAATTACTAGAGTAGTAAATAATGCGAGTAGTTACAATTCTGCTGTAGCTGAAATTACTAATGGAGCCCAAGGAGGTACTACTACTGTTACTGTACTAAACCAATACAGTAATGCCTTATTGGATGGTGCTTCCACCACCACAGGATTTACCTCCAACTTAACCGAAACAGTTACGGGATATGTTTCAGGTTCCCCAGAAGTTAGTGTAACAGCTGATTTTATAACTGATAATACTGGTAAACTTACTACTTTTACTATTACTTCCGCAGGTACTTATGGATATAGCACAGGTGATCAATTAATTTTTTCAACCGAATCCAATGCTATTGGAGGAACTAATAATGTTGTATTTACCCTAGCAGGAGTAGCTAGTTCACCTACCCCAACAACCGAAGTAAATGGTAGTGATGATATTATTTCTTACACAGTTGCTACAGGAAATATAGCTTTTAAAGTAAATACTTTTGCAGAAGGAGAAGATCAAAATAGTAGTACAGCAAGCACTAAAAACAATATTAAAGTTGAAATTAAAAATGCTAACTCATCTTCAGGCACCTTTACAGTAGAAGTAAGAAGGGGAGATGATAGTAATGAAAACAAAGTTACCTTAGAACAGTTTTATAACTGTAATTTGGATCCTTATGATGACAACTATATAGGAAAGTTAATTGGTACCCAATATGGTGTTAAAGTATCTCCTGCAGGAGAAGATCCATATGTTCAAATTGAAGGGGAATATCCCAATAAAAGTAAGTATATTTACATTACTGAAATAAATAATACACCTAACTTTAGTGATGTTGATGGAAATGTTAGCAACCCAGCATATGAACTTAAAATACCTACTAATGGGGTAACATCATTTAGTGGGGGAGCAGGTGCACCTTTAGCAAATGCTACTTTTGGTAAAAATATTACAACTGGTAATATACAAGGAGTTGCACCTGCTGATTACGTAGATGCTTTTAAAATTTTAAAAGATCCTAAATATCAATACACTTCTCTAGCAGCTCCTGGTTTAAATTATAATAACCACGGTACTCAATTAGATGAACTTCTAGATGGTGCCAAAGCAAGGCAAAACTTCTTAGCAATTGTAGATATGGGGGGATATGATGCTCTTATAGGTAATACTATAGCTGAAGCTGCTACTATAAATAATTCATATGCTGCTGCTTATTACCCTTGGTTATTAGCAACAGAACCAGGAACCGGCAAAGCTGTTTGGAGCCCACCTTCAACATTTGTTCCTGGAGTATTTGCTTTTAATGACAAAGTAGGTGAGCCATGGTTCGCTCCCGCAGGATTAAATAGAGGTGCATTACCAACCGTACTAAACACTGCTAGAAGCTTAACTAAAGCAAATAGAGATACATTATACGACGGTAAAATCAACCCCATTACTGCATTCCCTGGATCAGGTATTGTAGTATTTGGACAAAAAACACTACAAAGTAAAGCATCTGCTCTTGATAGAATTAACGTTAGAAGATTGCTAATTACTATTAAACAATTCTTAGATCAACAAGCAGGTAACGTTGTATTTGAGGCTAACACAGTAGCTACAAGAAATAATTTCTTAGCAATTGTAAACCCCTACCTCGAATCAGTACAACAAAGACAAGGTTTATACGCCTTTAAGGTAATAATGGATGAATCAATTAACACCCCATCGGTAATTGATAGAAACCAATTGGTAGGTCAGTTCTACTTACAACCCACAAGAACTGCTGAATTTATAATTCTTAACTTCAATATCCAACCAACAGGAGCTTCTTTCCCCGATTGATTAAAAATTAATTAAAGGTAGAAAATTATAATATTTATAGACAAATAAAACAACAATGGCAGTATTAGATTCAAACGAAATTTTCTTTACAGCATTTGAACCCAAACAACAGAATAGGTTTGTGCTGTATATGGACGGAGTTCCTTCTTACATGATAAGAGGATTATCCGCTATAGGACTCACACAAAACAAAATTACCATAAATTACGTTAATGTTTTACGTAATATTAAAGGTAAAACTGTATGGGATGATTTAACTATGACACTTTATGACCCAATCACACCCTCAGGTGCTCAAGCCGTAATGGAATGGGTACGTTTAGGACACGAATCTGTAACAGGTAGAGATGGTTACTCAGACTTCTACAAAAAAGATTTAACTCTTAATGTAGTAGGACCTGTTGGAGATATAGTAGCTGAATGGATTCTTAAAGGAGCAATTATTACAACAGCTCAATTTGGAGACTATGACTATGATAATATAGATACAATCCAAACCCTTACAGTAGGGTTAGCTATTGATTATGCTGTTTTGAATTACTAATACAAGCCAAAATACTTATAAAAAAAGGAGCGCACTTTAGCGCTCCTTTTGTTTTTATTAATATTTATTAACAAAAGTTATTCTAATGAGTGAAAA